CATCGCTCATATTTTCAAACTCAGAACGGGACATTTCCGGTGCAACTTTCGAAACTTTTAAAATACGCTGTTGAATTTTCAACTCTTTTTGTTCTGCATCAAAACGCTCTTTTGTTTCTTCTTCCCAACGGGCGTTTTCTTCGATTTCTTTTGTCAGAATCTGCATGGTCTGTTTAGCTTTAAGCCAAAGAGAATCCTCCGTTTTATAGCTCAACATCACCTGTTGTACTTCGGCTCTTTTAGCGTCAAATGTTTTCTCAGCATCGAGACGAACTTGGCGAACGCCTAACCGGATCGTGTTGGCGAGTTTCATATTCACTCTGTCGTTTTGATCGACAACAGTAATAACGTCCAACTGTTCACGCATTTTAGCAACGCCGTTAAACACGTGATTTAATACTGTTTGTACTTCGTTTCTTTTTTCTACTGAAACGTTTTTTGCAATTTGTGCCACTTCTTCGGGCAATACAATTAAATTATTTTCCATCTTCTTAAGATTTATGTGTGATAAATTCATTTTTTACATTGTCATTATTTAACAATTCTTTTAACATTTTTTCTCCAATCAAAAATCCTTCTTTAAGTTTTTCAAATTTAACAAGGTCAGGATAGAACCTTTTAACAAAAAGGCTTTGTTTGAAGTTTGGATTGTATGATCCAAAATCCCACCATTGTCGGTCTGAAATTAACATACACATATTCATCTGCCAAATTGTTGACGAATCAACCGAATCACCAATTAACAATCCAAAATGAATATCATTATTTCTGGCTTTCAATTCTAATCCTCCGTCATCGTTAATCAAACCGTCTGGGCTGCACCCCACGTAGTCATTATACGAAATAAACCCTACCTGCTTAACGGTAACATCGTTTTCAAACTCATATACCTGCCTTGCAATTGGTTCTAATTCGTTGCCTCTGTCAATATCTTTATTGGTATAATGTATCCGTTCGACTATTGAATCCATCACAAGTTTACGGATATATGTTTCAAGACCTTTCCCACAATTGCCTATGGCTGTTGCGTGAGATGCTGACATTTTAAGCTCCTTTAACGCGAACCATTCGGGCGTCTGTTGTATTATGTCAAAGTGATAAATCATAAGGCTTTTGATATTATGTCTTGTTTTGTATCCTCGTCAATTTTCCAGATCATAAGAAGGTCATCAGGTTTACGGCCTGATTTGAGCAGGTTTATTGCCTTTTCGTGATCTTCCGGTTTGATCTCAGGGAGTAATTCCATTAACTCAATTTTCCGATCGGTTAGCAATCTTACAAACTTAACTTCATCTGTAACATTACTTTTTTCGTCCTTGAAAATTTTGGATAGTGTTTTAAAATCTGTGGCCTCGTTGATTTTCTTTTCAATATTTGAATCGAAATCAACCAGGTTAAGATCGTAGTTTTCATTATCAATTTTTTCAATGTTTGTTGTTATGTCTGCAAAGTGCCTTTTGCACGCTCTTTTAATTACAGACTTTAACACCATTTCTGAAAACCATTGATCCCAAACGTTTTTGGTTTTCGCTACAGACTTCATTTTTTCAATGTCGGTCATGTTTAGCGTTTCCAGAAATTCACCACGTTTGTTTTTGATTATACAATAAGTACCAATGATTTTTGGCGATGGATTAAACGGGTCTTTTATTTTGTGAGAATAAATTACTTTCCCGTTTTCTTTATGGAACGAAAATTCATCGCCATCATTTACAATTTGAATATCGAACATACTTTCAGGATAGATATTTAACAGGCGGTTTTTATATGCCTGATAATTATAACTGACCATTACGCGTCCTTTAAATTGCAAGGTAATTGTTTCGCCGTCAATACACAAATTATCAATCGCTACTTTTGTGTAAATATCAATAGCGTCTTTCTCTTTGAAATAAACGAACCATTTATTTTTCAATGTTCCGTCTTTTTCTTTTTCGGTTTCGAGATATTTAAGATAATTAATATATCTGTCAATTTCAGGTGTATCAAATCCTGTTAAACCTGATTTTATTTGATTATAGTTCATTCAGTTTTTGTTTAAGGTGTTCAATTGTTGATTTCAGAATTTCAGCGTCATCCATACTTTTAAGAAGGTCGGACGTGGTCATGTACTCAGGCTTTGAATCGGGATCGATTGATTCTGCAAAAACAGGGTGTATGTATTCGTTTGCGTCAAGCATTGTTACTAAAATAATATCGTTGCCATCAATTTCAAGAATATAAGATGTAAACCCGTTTTCAATTACAGTATAAGTCTTATCTACTTTTGTAACTTTCATAACTATATGTATTTATCATAAAGTGAAACAACAAATTTATGTTCTTGCAACAACTGAAACAGCAAAGCCAGTTCCTCGTTTTTGTCCATCTCACTAACTTTGTGAGTAGACAGGAATATCCGCATTTCACGATCGTAGGGGATTAAATCTAACCAGTAGTCCCCGTTTGTATCCGGGAACTCCTGTATCAATATAGTTATCTGGTCGGCGGTTAATTTCGTCCTTCCTGATAGGAGGTTTCCAAAGTTCGCTTTCTGTTGTTTAGGGGTGTTTTTCGGCCACAAAACAGCTGCAATGTAGTCTTTCGTTGTCGGTTCGTTATGAAGTTGCTGGTGAACTTCGATAGCGTTTTCGATTCTTTTTTTCATGTTATGATTTATTAAATTACTATGGTTAAATTCTGGCTTTCCAATATTTCCAAACGGCTCATCATTCCAACACTTCGGAAATCAGATACTCCGTTTAGATTTGCCCATTGTGCTAATGCTTTCATACTCGTTGCCCTAACTTTTGACCACTTACGGCCTTTCTTTATTTCGTAAACTGTTGTTGTGATTTTGGCTTCCATGATATTTTTTATTGATTAATTATAAAACAAAGATACAATTATTTTGAAGCGGTGTCAATTATATTAGTATGAAATAAATCATATTATGGTTATTTATATCCAATACAAATAAAAAAGGGACTCTAAAAATTAGAATCCCTTATACTAAATTTAGTTTTAGTGAACTGTTATGCAACCATTCTTAACGGTTGATTAACCATTGAAATAATTGTGCCTGTTATTGGCTTAGTTCTCTACTTTGTACCATCCTACGCTGTCAAATCATTTCACCCCCGTGTTGTCAGGTAGCGTCTCCTGACATAGCCTAAAGATTTTCCCGCCCTAGTGTCGTGTGGTTGGCCTTACCTTAAAAACCGTACGCTTTACTCTATATTAATTGGCAATATCTTAGGGCGAAACTCTTATTAAACCAAAGGATAAATATTTACTAAGTAATACCGTGCTCTCATGTGAGTATCTCTACTTCCCTGTCCATGATGTCAAGCGTTTCCTCTTTCCGCTTTGTCATTAGCTTTTTCTTTACCATCTGGTTTAATCGTCAACGTTTCGCCCCCTTCTCTCTGTTGTGGGTTGTGGAGGTGCGGGGGAACGAGCCCCGGTCCAAACGTGATCTCAATACAATATCAAAAAGAACAGGGACAAATATACAAACAAAATATTTATTTGTCAATATGTAATATATCATAAAATAAAAAACCCTCAACTTAGTTAATGGTTTTCTGTACCGGTGCAGTTCCGGTCGCTTCTGATAAAAAAATGTGTTGCGTGAGGTAGGACTCGAACCTACGACCTTTGGGTTATGAGCCCAACGAGCTGCCGCTGCTCCACTCCGCACGACAAATATACAACCTTATTATAGTTTTGTCAATATGATATAAATCATAAAAAAATCCCTCACACCGGGCGGCATAAGGGATCGCATTTTAGCTCTAATTAAATACCCCAGAACCGGGGCAACCAAAGGGGGGGTAACTATCTGCCTATTTTTTTAGTGACCTTTATATTTTCTGCCTGAGTTATTATACTTTTAGGGTTAAGCGACTTAATCGAAGCACCCCACTTCTTCCGCTCAAACCACCTCCATAAAAAGAACTCCGAATTTTTGAACCAATGCACGATAACAATGACCTCATCCCGGCTCACATAATCCAGTACTTCAATCTCATTAGGTTTGACAGATAAAGAAACATCTAACCATTTTGTTTTTACGCTTGCAATTCTGGTGATAGTATCCTTTGCCCTGATTATCGTAGTATCCTGAATCGGTATCAATACCGAATCAA